GCTGCTTGGCTGGATGCCGTTGTTTGCGCCGCCCTCGAAGGGGAAAGCCGGGCCGCCGTCGTTTCGTTCGCTCATGTCAGCCTCCAAACTCGTCCCGATGGTTTTTCTCCGCTGAAACCATCGCGGCGGCCACTTGCCACGCCGCGTCAGCCACGTCGTGGAAATTCATGCTGTGAATGAAATTCACGCCGCCCGCCTGGATCTGTCCGCCGATGATGGCGTTCATGGCAGCGAGGGCATACAACATGGGCTGCGGGTCCGCAGGGACAGCGGGCGCCGGGGCCTGTTTTTCGGCCCGGTAAGCTTTGCAATGGTGCGCTGTACCGTCCGGGTTGAGCGGCTTGCGATTTTTGAAGCTGATTTCGGATTTGCAGAACCGGCACTTGTACGGCGCCGCATTGCGACGGTCAGGCGGAAACGGGAATCCGGCTCCAAGGCCCGGCACGTCTTCATAGTCTTCTGCGCTCATGTCATTTCCTCAAATTGGTGGGCAGGCGGTCCATGCCCGATGTTGGGGTCCCGCCGCTGGCCGCGAGAGGCAGATCAATATCCGCGCCGGTACTGCCGTTCCAGGGCTCGGCGGGCAGCCGCCGAAGGTCTTCCGCCGAAGCGGCCCGGCCTGGCCCGGGAGGGAGTTATTCGATGGGGCCGTCTTCGGGCGGGGCCAGCGTGAACTCGATTTCGCCGCCCATGAGCGTGAACAGTTGCCCCCCCTGCTTCTCGTTCGGGCTGCACTTCACGCGGAATGTCACGACGACGCTGCCGCCGTCCATGGGCTCGAACACGAAGCCGTCCACTGTCACGTCGGTCAGTTCGATGTCGGATTTTCCGCCGGTGCCGTAGTGGATCGTCAGATCGGCACCCACGATTTCGCTGGCCCAGCGGATCGCGTTGACATGGTTGCCGAACCGCAGCCGGGTCAGGTCGCGTTCGCCGACGACGGCCTTTTCAACCAGATCCTGTTCGTCGGGGTTCGGCTCCCGAAACAGCATGGACTTGAGCGTGGGGTGAAACTCGGCCAGCAGGTCATTGCTGACCGTCATCGTGATCTTCAGATCGGCGCCGGGAACGGTGTCCGGGCCGTGCTTCTCCGGGCGTGGGTTGAAGTTTGTGAATTGGCCGGTCTGGTGTTCGAGTGTGAGCATGTGGGCTCCTGGTGGTCAGATGGTGGGGTGATCGGGGCGCGCGGTGCCAGCGAGATCCGCAGCGGCGTCTGCATCGGTCAGTGCGGGCCGGGCCAGTTCGGTGCGCAGGGCGTAGCCCATCAGGGGCCAGATTTTCTGCGCGGCGTTGCTGCGCGCGATCTTGCGGCCGATCTCGGCGTCGAAGTTCTCGGGGCTGGCGCACGCCGATTCCCCCGTGACGGTGAAACCGTTGCGCAGCACCAGGATGCAGAAGGTCAGCAGGCGCAGGGCGTCTACGTGACGGTCCTCGTGCCCCTCCAGATATCGGGCCGTCCCCATCGCGGACGCCTCGAAACCCGTGAAGTAGTTTTCGGAGACGATGTTCGCCTCGATGTCGGCCGGGGTGATCCGGGGCGCGGTCAGGCCCTTGGCCTGGATTTCTTGCTCGATGGTCATGAGGGTTCCTTGTGAATGGGCTGGTGATTAGGGAAGTTCCAGGCGGTTGGACGCACCAGAAATGACCTCAATCAGGCGCCGGATGCGCTGACTGGCGGCATCGATGTTGCTGGCGAGAGGGGCGGCATACCGAAGGTCAACGCCATTCTTGTCGGCGGCAGTTGTGGGGGGTTCCGGGACCGAAACCGGGGCGAGACGTTGAACCAGCTTTGACAAATGCCCCTCCAGCAGATCAATTTCTCCGGCCAGCTCGAAGCATGCCGTGGTGATTTCGCCTTCCTTCTGCGCCATTTCCGTGGCGGTGCCGAGGGTGGAAGATCCGGAACGGATGGAATTTTCTGCGTACATGGATATGCTCCTATGCGGTGGTGGGGATGAGATCGGGGTGCAGGGCGTCGAATTCTTCGATCACCTCGGCGTAATATTCCCGGGCGGCCTTGACGCGCTCGACCATGGCGGCCTCCTTGTCCGGATCGCGCTTTACGGTCCAGGTGGTCAGCCGCATGTGTTCGGGAATGTGGGACACGATGTGCAGCTGCAAAGGCTCCCAGCGGATCAGGTGTTCGGGGGTGTCGACCAGGACATGGTTGACCTCCCACTCATCGGCATTCCACAGCTTCATGTAGCCGCGCATCTGCCATTCGTAGCCACTGTCCGCGGCGTCAACAACCCAGCAGGGGAAGGTCGCAGCGGACCACGCGGTCTTCAGGTCGTGGCCGCGCCGGCGCTCAGCGTCGAACAGGTCGCATTCCCCGGTGATGAAGCCATCGGAGCGGCGTTCGGTGTTCTTCGTCAGACTCAGGCCGCGAACGCTGTTCAACAGCGCGATGGAGTCCGGCTCGCACTCGATGCCCTTTTCCGTTTCCTTCGTGGAGACCTCGACATCGACCCCCAGGATTTCCTGGCGGGCAAGTTCGCGGATGAGGGTCTTCGCGCCCTTGGACAGGATGCCCTCGGCCTTCGTGCGCGGCTCGGTCATGAGACGCCCGAGGCTGGAGCAGCGGATCAGGATTTCACGCATGGCCGGCCTCTTTCTTGATGGCCTTCAGGCGCGCCTGGACGAAGCCCATGAACGTGCGGTAATCTTCGGCCAGCTTGAACGCCTTGACGCCATCGCGGCGGACCTGTTCCAGGCCATCCACGGTCTGCGCCGCATCGATGGCGGCCTGCCAGTCCAGCATCACATCCTCGCTGGCCGCGCCCCCTGCTCCATCGTCATCGTCGTCACGCTCGGACAGGCCGGTGATGGCCTTCAGGGTGTAGCGCTCCAGGTAGGTCTTCGTGCTGGCGCGGGCCTGGATCTTGTTGCGCCCCGCCCCATCGTCCGGGGGGCCGCCCATGCTCACGCTTTCCTGATGGCCGCCAACGTGGCGCAGGTAGCATGTGACCTCCATCCAGTCCTTGTCATCGATGGTCAGCTTCCAACTGGAGGACAGGCCATGCTTGGACAGTGCAGGCGTCACGGCGCGCACGACGTCATCCAGCACCGCGTATTTGCGGCCAGCCAGCGGCCCGGCGGTGGTTTCCTTGCCCTTCCTGATGGAAACGGCTTCGGCCTTGAACGCAGCGAACGCTTCATCGAATGCTTTCTTGGCCTGGGCGGCGTTGTACCGGTCCTGCAGGTCCATCATCTGGCCGATCTGTTCGGCGGTCATCCCGCTTTGCAGCGCGGAGATTGCCAGGGCCATGGGGGACCCGACCGGAGCCGGATTGGACGGCGCGGCGACCGCAGTCTGCTGCGCCTCGATGATTTCGGTGCTGCTCATGATTTCTCCTTCAGATAGCAGGGGCCGGCACGATCGACGCCGCGATCCACAGCGCGACGCCCAACGCAACGTAGGCCGCGATCAGCAGGCCGCACACAGCGCGCGGCGCGGGTTCCGCCTGGGGGACGGTCGGGACTTTCGACGGCTTCCATGGATTGGGAGCGTCGCGCCGAGCCTGGGCCGGGTATGCATAGATTTCGGGCGGCAGGTCCGGCTTCGATTCGACGGCCCGGACGAAGCCGGGGTGCAGCCCGGCACGGCGCCGGGCCAGGAAAAGGCGCGGGCTCATTCGGTGGCCTCGGCGGGCGCGGGCTCTTCGGCCAGCACAGGAGTGTTCGCGCGCGCCGCTTCGATGCGGGACCGCGCGACCTCGATCAGCAGTTGATACTCGTGCTGGATGCGCTCGCCGTGTTTCGCGGCAGACGCGGCCAAGAACTCATCGACGGTGCCAGAGAAGCAGCCGCGCGTGACCAACAGCGTGTTGTCGCGGCCGTTGTAGACCGTCAGGGTGCCGTTCTCGCTGCCGACGATGGAAGCCCAGAAAATGAGGCCTCGGCCGTAGACCTGGGCGTTGCCGGAGACCCGGGCGTCGCCGTAGACCTGGGCGTCGCCGTAGACCCGGGCGTCGCCGTAGACCCAGGCGTCGCCGTAGACCCGGGCGTCGCCGTAGACCTGGGCGTTGCCGGAGACCCAGGCGTCGCCGTAGACCCGGGCGTCGCCGTAGACCCGGGCGTCGCCGTAGACCCGGGCGTCGCCGTAGACCTGGGCGTTGCCGTAGACCTGGGCGTTGCCGGAGACCCAGGCGTCGCCGTAGACCCGGGCGTCGCCGGAGACCCAGGCGTCGCCGTAGACCTGGGACAGGTTGCTCTCCTTCTCGATGTAGCCGCCCAGGTCGCCCGGCGCGCAGGCCGGCGTCCATGCGGTCGCGGCGATGGCGACCAGGGCACGGATGCGGCGCACGACGCGGCCCGGCGCGATGGTGATGGTGTCGTCTTCGACGAATTCGTATTTCTTGGTCATGGTGTGGTCCTTGTCGGGGAAATCAGTGGTCGAGCGCGTCCGCACGGTCCCGCTGACGGGATCGGGCGAGTTCGAAAGGGATATCGGTGGTGCGGGCGATGTCATCGAAGGCGCCGCTCAAGCGCTCGCGCAGATACAGAGGAAAATCGGCGTCATCGATGTGCCGCGCGAGAAACGTGATCGCTTCGTCCTGACAATCGGGGTCATCGAGAACGAATTCCTCGTGCATGGCGGACAGCAAGTCATGACGGGTCCGGCTCACAGGATCGAACTGAACGCGCTCGGCCAGCACGTCGCGGATGTCGTCGCCATCCAGATCCACGACGTCGGCCGGATCGAGCGGCCAGGTGGCGAAATCGCCCGGGCCTTTGGTGGTGGTCAGCATGTGGCCTCCCCGGTGGCCTTGGCGATGGCAGCGCGGGCCAAGTCCTGTGCCCGCCTACACAGATCAAGATTGCCGTGGAACCACTCGCTCCACGCGGCCTCGCCCTCTGGGGTGTCGCGGCTGCCACCGAACCCGACGTCTTCCCGGCGCAGCCATTCCGCGAATACTTGGCAGGCTTCCAGCAGATCAGGCGCGGCGGCGACCAGGCGGGCATTTGCCACCGCGTCGGCTGGCGAGACGACGATCACCAGGTTTGGCGTTTCCCCGCCTCGACTGCCGTCAGGATTGATCCAGCACTTTTTGTCGTACACGCAATACTGCTGTTCGCCTGTGCCCTGGTACCACGGTCCCGGCGTGTGCTTGGCTTCCATGTCAGGCCCCTTCCGCGACAGATTCAACGGCCCGCGCAGATTTGCGGTAGTGATCAGCAGCGGCGATCAGGCGCGTGCCCAGGGCGGTGGCTTCGTCCAGGTCCAGCAGAATCAGGAAGGACTCCGTGCGGATGCTGACGGGCTGCGTGATCCCGGGAATGTCGCAAGTGCGGATGTCGAAGCGCCGACCGGCGTTCGAGGTGAAGGCGCTACCGTAGGTCGGCAGGCTCGGCAGAGTGGTGCTCATGATGGTCTCCCATGCCCGTGTGGTGGGGCGATGGGAGACACTATAGCAAAGCTACAGATAAATGCAATAGCTTTGCTATAGATTCATGCTATGGGTGCTATAGGGATTACCCTAAGAACGCAAAAAAGCCGCCCGAAGGCGGCTGTGACAGCTGATGGAGCCTAGTCTGCTGTACTCTATTTCCCTCTAAATAATACCGAATAGAGCCATGTCAGCAATGACGATATAACAATAAAAAATACTGGCGTTAATAGCGCCCACCAGGCGGAGTATCGCGGCGGATTTTGTAGGACTTGCGCTCCCACCAACAAAAGGGTTATTACGGTTGCCGTGGGTCCCATCACTATAGCGCGATCCCCCATCCTGGTCGCCATTCCCATGAACCGGTAGCCCGTAATTGCTGTAAAGAAAAACCAAACGGCTATCGCTGCCCCCCAACTACCTAGTCCTTTAAACGCCATTACTGCCGAGACGATAAATAATGCCGCCCCTATAAGCACGCAGGCAGGCAGCAAAAAAGCGAGCAAAACCCCAAAAACTATACCCATAGCCGCAATCCCCTTGAGTTTTTCTATACTTTGGCCAGCCCCAAACAGCGTAAATTATTCCCTCAAAAATCCTCGCTTCTCCAAACCTTCAATACGCGCCCGAACACCTCGAAATCCATGTCTGGCGTGACGGGCCACGGCGGGTACTTCGTGTTATCTGAAATCACCTGCAGCGTAAGGCCATCAGCAGACGGGACGCGCTGCAGACGCTTGATAAAGCCTTCCATGCCGACGCGGAAAAAATAAATCGAGTCGAAATCCACGGTCAGCACGCCGCAGTCCACAATCAACGGATCACCAGGATTGAACAGCGGGCGCATGGAGTCCCCGAACCCGGTCACGATACGCAGGTTGCTGATGGCCGTGTAGTTGCGCACGTTCTTCTGCATCCACTCATGGGACACCCGCACGCTTTCGATAACGCCCGGCTGGTCCGGTAGGTCCAGACCGCGCCCCATCGAACCGCCAGTATCGAACCTGGGCAACACGAAGCCATCCTCGGTCCTCTGGCCGCCCTGCTGCACATCGACGCCGCTGATCTCCAGGCCGGCCGCTGCGGCTTTGGCCAGACGCGGGCTGATGTCTTCCAGCGGCACACCAAACCCCTTTGCATAGGCAATGGCGGCTTCCATGCTGATGGGGCGCCGACCGGTGATGTGCTGATAGATCATGGCATCGCCGCCGGGCACCTTGTGCTTGCGTGCGAATGCCGCCCGCGGAATGTCCAAGCCGTCGAACCGCGTCTTGAGCCTCTCGGCTTCCTCTTTTTCTGTCCAGATATCCATATAGCAAAGCTACTGAAAAAAATCTATAGCATGGCTTGATGTTTTCTGTAGCTTTGCTATAGTTCTGCTATGGAACAGCACGAAATCATCGCCGCGTACTTCGCCCTTCCTGATGCCCGGCCTGCCGCAGCGGTCGCGCGTGATGTGAAGGTGTCCCCGTCTGTCCTCTATCAGTGGAAGAAAGGGCTTCGCCCGGTTCCCACTGATTACGGTGCCTCGCTTGAGCGGGCCACGGGTGGTGCGGTTCCGCGTCATCGCATGTGGCCCAACACCTGGGCCGCGATTTGGCC